TGATATCTTGCGTTGCAAGTCGTGGATCGGCGTTCAGATTGGCGGTAACATCCTCTAGGATTTGGTCCTTAAGGTCCTCTGTGAACGGCTCGTGTATGGCGTCATATATGATTGTACCAAACTCTGGGTTCTCCACACGCTCTCCCTTTCGCACGCTCAACCTGTTGATGAGGTCCTGCTTGGCCACCTCGAAATCATACAATTTGTAGTTCTGCCTGTCGGCCCTCGAACTGAAACCTTTGAAAACAACCTTCCCGTTGCCTGATGCAGTGCTGTTGTTGTCTCCGTATGCCATTAATGCAACCTCCTAAATTCAACGTCGACCTTGCTGTAATCGACTGCCCAATACCCCGAATCTGTCATGTGCCTTGCCCATGGCACCTCCTGTGCCATGACACCGATGTATCTTCCTGGTATCTGATAGTATTTAAACGAATATATGTTTATGCCCGACGGGGACCTTCCAACAAGCCTTATGTCCTCCTTCAGCCTGCGATCACTGAACTTGCTGAACACTCTGCTCACTGCCTTGCCCACTGTGCCACCTCCCAGCAATTTAGGCAGAGCAAGTGCACCTATCTTGACCCCTATGCTGGCGAATCCGGTCACTGAACCTCCGCCCATTGCTATGTCTCTCGCTGTGGCTCCTCCTAGCCCTGCCAGGAAGCCTGATGCCTGTGCCTTCACTGCCGATAAGGCAGTTGATGTGACTGCTGACGTAACTTGGCCAGCAACCACATTTTTGAATACGTTAGTCGTTGTCTTGATATCCGTAAGACTTTTGATACTGCGGATGTCTACGGTTCCCGTGATCCCGGATATGTCTAGGCCGCCGATGTTGGTGGGCAGTCCCGATCTTTCATATATGGTGTTGCCAAACTTGTCCACGCCTATGGCCTTCTTCTTGGTGAGTGCGTTGAACGCCTTGTCGGCCGCGCTCTGCACCACGTTGTTGCCAACGTCTGTGGCGAAGCCCTTGATGTCTCCTGCCAGTATCTTGCTGGTGTCACCTATCGTGAACAGTTCCCCCGCCTGGTTAACAAAAACATTGTCTTTGAACAAAGCAGTGGCTTCTTTTCCTGTGAAATTATCTATGACTTGATTGGACAGTTGGTTAGCCAGGTTGCCTGCCACGTCTTTTGCTAGATTGTTCACGTCAAAATCTTTCAACTTGTTGCTTATGCTGAGAGCAGTGTCAAATGCTCCTTGGGCTTGATTCTGTATGTCGAACAATTTGTCGTATTCAGCACCGAAATCTTGAAGCAACTGTTTTGCCTTCGCTGAGTCAGTGGAAACACCCATCTTCTCTTTCAAATATCTTTCTGCGTCCGCCTGGTACTGTCCGAGCCTGACGCTTTCTATGGGGCTCAATCTGTTCTTTTGCTCCATGTACTCGTTTGTGCCCGGTGATGACGCCAACCTGAACCATTGCTTGACGTTGTCCGCGCCGTCGATCGGTAAGGCGCCTTCGGTGGTGAAACCTCTAAATCTTGCCATTGGCTCGTGCGTCACAAACCTATGCACAGTGGTCTTGGTTTTTTTCGTGCCTCTTTTCAGTATAGCCGGTGAATCTTTTTTGGCAGTCTCGACATCAAGTTCCTCTCTTTCGTTTATGCTGATTCCTGGGTAGTCCGGCTTCAACCACTTAGGTCCCCATGTAGAACTCGCGCTGGTGGAGTTGAAGTGCACCTGTGAGCCCGCTAGGTGGAATACGCCCAGTGATCCGTGTAACTGTGTGCCCGGGGTGAACGAAGAAATTCCGTCCTTTGCGTAATCTCTGATACTGCCTTTCTGTGAACTGTTGAATATGCCTTTCTCCCCCATGGTCATCATGTAACTGCCTGCACTCTGGATTATGTCATTGCTTGAGCTCATCCTGATCTGCCCGCCGGCGTGCATGTTGATGTTGGTGTCCGAGTGTAAGTTGAAGTCCCCTTGGCTCCTAAGGTTGATTCCTCCCACGCCCGAGAATACGTCTATTCTGCCTTCACGGTCCATCTCCAGCCATGCGTTTCCGCTCGCGTTAGAGATGTATATCACACCCGCGGTGTCGTGCATCAGTATCTGGTGTCCCGATGCGGACCTCATCCTTACCAATTGGTTAGTGCCGTTTGCCGCTCCATCATCCATGACGAAACTGTGTCCATGATCCCTGTCCACTCTCACCGGCCGGTTATCCAATCCTATTCTCGGCTGTGCAGAATCTGACTTGATCCTGCCCGGCGTCGTTATACCGAACACTGCACTCGGAGTCTCACGCCTTGCAGAACTGCTTGTGGTCCCACGTTCTGGATCCTGTATCAGTCCTTGCTTACGCAACTGCTCTGCAAGACGTTCATTGATCGGAAACTTCTGATCACGTACCCTGACACCCTCGTTGACAAGCCTGTTACGCTCTCCTGCAGGCAAAAAATCTGTACCGTACTGCTCCTGTTTGGTCTGGCTATCATAATCTGTACTGCCGGCCCTGGGTGCTGTCTCTGTCCTGGCCGCGTGTCCTGGTATCTGTTGGTTTACCAAAGGCTCCTGCACACATCCGATCCAAAATGCGCTCATCCTGTTCTTGTCGCCTTTTGCGAAGATCACCAACACCGAGGTGTCTATGTCGGGCGGAACCGCCCACATGCCATAACTGGTCTGGCTGGTGTTGTAGTTGTATGGATCATCCTTGCCGATCGCCTTGGCTGGTTTTGCACCGTAGAACGGTGACAGGTACTGACACCAGGTTATCTGCTCGGGCTTGGGACTGGTGGTTCCCGAAAGTGCGGGTATGTTCACACCCAACCTGCCCATCCTCTCTGGATCTTCCGTGAACTTGACCGTGCCAAGATACGGGCCCGGATCAGAGTCCAGGAACCTCTCATTGAAGTCTTTCTGGTTGTCGTGTGTGTCTGTGAAACCCCTTGAATCTTTGTACATATCCTAATTTATCCTTTAACCAACGCCGGGAACATTACCATCACGATCGTCAAGCCTCTCGTTCTGACTATATTCGTAGTCGATCCTTTCTCTATCTCTATCCTTTTGTGTCTTTTCCTGTTTTCCTAGGTAATCCGGGTTCTTGGCGCTACTGCTCAGCACAAGAGGAGCCTGTCCCGTGCCCTGCTGGTTGTTCATCCTCACACAGGTCAGCGTCTGAAGGAACTGTCCATTGGTGAACTTGCTGTCAACTTTGACCACCTGGTACACCCCGTTGAAGAACAGGTTTTCATCCCTGTACCTACGCTTGCCTGAGAACATGGTGCCCTCCACCCTTTCGTCCAGGTCCGCCGGCAACCGGTACCTGAGGTTGATCATCGGCATGAACGAGTCGGCATTGAACGACCCATATTCTTCGCTGAAGTCTTGGCCTGTTTGGTCTATCACCTGCACCGTTAAATCTTTCGTCCTCTGCTGTAGAAGTGCGAACACATCCTGGCACAGGTATTGCGGGTCACCCAGTATGTCCAATTCAATCCTCATCATGTCGGCCTCTGGGTTGGTCAGGTAGTCAAAGAACTCCTGGGCACGGTTTCCTCCCGCCCTCAGGTTTTTCACTGTGGACCTGCCCTTTATGTTTGAAGGATATGACCTCAAGGGCAGAAGTGGTTCTGGATAGTCTTCTTTCCCGAACACCTGGTTCCAGGCATTCACTGCCCACTTGGGTACCACGCCCTTTTCGTTTTCTGTCTGGTCATCACCCCGCACGTTCCTCATGTAGTATGCCGACTTGTAGTTCAGCCTCAGTCCCTGCACGTCGACGTTGTCACCTGTGTACAGGTAGTCGTAGTTCTTCCTGACGAACCTGTGCCAACTGACCTTGCCTATGCTCATTCCTGCAGTCAGTATTTTCAAAACGTGTATCTTGTATGGTATGGCCTTGTACACCAGTGTCTTTGGGTGCATCTTGGTGACGGGATCGAGCCTGTCGGTATCCGTGAACACCGTGGTCTTGATTTTGAACCATGGAATGAACTGGTGCCTAACGAGTAGGTCTGCCACCTCGCCCTCCCTGTCCTTGTTGGTCAAGAGATCTCTGATCTCGCTTGTCCTAGTTGCCTCGTCATTGGAAAGTTTGTAGCCGGCCATGTGCAGGTATGCACGCCAAAAATCCTGCGTAAGATCAAAGAAGCCAGGTTGTGACCTGATCCAGTCCTCGAACGCCTTTGTGACTGTTGTGCCTGCGTCAATTGTCTGCGTCTGGTTTTTTACAATCGCTGAGTATTCTGACAGACCGAAATCTTGTGGATTTATGTATTGTATTCCCGAGGCTTGGTTTACAGTTGCCCCGGTATGTATGCTGTCTAGGTCGAAAGCGTATTTGAAAAGTTGCGAGTCGAACAATCTGAGATCCACCTCGAACTGGTACTTGTCCCTGTATGCCCTTACTTTCTCTTCTATCTCCTGATCCATCTGATCATCGAGGCCTTTCTCCATGGAGGTCTTCCACTCATTGAACGTGCCACCGGCCTCCACCTCGAACTGTGTACGCAAAACCTTGAACCTGTCATCGAATGGCATGTCGCTGTAGGGCACTGCCGTGACGTCATAAACCGCTCCTCCCTCGTTGATGTCAAAGTCCACCCTGACTATCAACACAGGTATCTTTCTGGTCTCAGCCAGGCCAGTCAACACAGGCTTTCCATTTTCGTCTGTGCCTTTGAATTCTATGGTCAGTAGCAACGGAGCGTCCTGGTAGTCCAGGAATCCGCTGTTGAAAGTGGCGGCCCGGACCTTCTCCGTGAACGTGATGCCATATGGTTCGTGTATCTTGAATTCCATTTTGGTGAAGTTAGAGGTGTTACGCTCCGAGTTGGGGCCTACGGTTGACAGTATGTTGACGTCTTCAAAGAACACGTCATGGTGCCTCTCCAGCACGTCTATGCTGTCCCTGTACTGATCGAACTGGGCATCCAGTCTTTCCAATACCGCGTCCTGTGCCGGTCCCCTTACACGTTCTTTTACTCGATCTTTTTCCGCGATCCTGTAACCACTCCTGGCTCCGTCTGGTCCTATTCCGCCTGTCCTCGCCACCACGTCGTGCAATGGTGCCTTGAGGTAGGCGCCTGACTTGATCTCTTCTTCGGTAACGCCGCTCAGTGTGAAGATGGTGTTGTAGGTCGCGAACCTGTGCAGGGGGTTGGGTTTCTCAGCGGTCTTATCTATAAAACCTTCGTGTATGTTTGGATAGGCCATTTTACAATCCTAGGTCACGGTTTACGTTGCTAGGCTTGGGCAACTGTATAGTCACGCCCGGCCTGAAATCGTATATGGGGTCCTCTATCTGGTCTGGGTTACGCTGTGCGAACACCCACCACAGCCTAGGCGTGCCGTACAAGTCATATGCCAGTAGGTCGGGCCTGTATGCGTAGGTCCTCTCGATGGTGTAGCTCTGGTCATCCAACTCTGCAGTGATCACACGCGGCTGGAAAGCCTCAAGGTTGTCTTTGTTCTGGGTAGTGTTGAAATACGGTGAAGTGGATGAGTACTTGGCCATTATATGAATCCTATCTGATCTGCGCCCTTGCCATTCAACTCACCACGTGCGAAATCCGCCAGTGAGAAGTTCTTGATTGATTCCCTCGAGTAGACAGGTGTCAGTAGCACTGAAATGTTTGAAACTGTGGGTGCCCAGGTCTGGTCTATGCTGTTTGGATTGAATTGCTTACTTGCCGCCAGCTCTCGAGCGTCAGAACTCAGCCTTTGATACACGTCATCCTGTTTAGTGGATATGTAGTCTATGCCTTGTCTAAGTTCAACGTTGAACGAGTTTACAACCACCGGGACCTTGTTGAACACATGGTCTCCAAAACCAGAAAGATGTAGTATCGGCGGAGGATTACCTTTGAGCGGCTGTTCCTTGCCAAAGAACATCTTGGTCACTGTACGCAAAAAATTTATTGTTGCCACCCAGTGAGCCGCGTCCTGTTGATTCTGCACCGGGAACTCTCCCAACACGTTGAACGAGTCCACCTGTGAATTCTGGTAGGCCTGGAATGGATAATTGCTGTGGGTCTGTGCCAATGGGTTATAGTTTGCCATGTGCTGTATCTGTACTACAGGCGTCAGAGGCCAGAAAATTCCACGTGACGGCACCAATGGTTCTAGAAGTTTGTTGTTCCGCATCAGGGCATCATACAATGCGTCAGCACCTGCCGGTATTGACAACCTGACACGCCAGTCTACCTTGTCCTGCCTACCGCTCCACTTCGCACGTGCCTTCAGCACCCTGGAATCGACAGACACGCCTGACTTGGTAAGTCTAGACAGCGTGCCGCCCAGTATGCCTTGGCCCACGTTCTTTGCTATGTTTCCAATTGCTTTTAACACCATAATTTACGGTTGCTTTTCCTAGTAAAATTTCGTATACTTTAACTATATTTATAGGCACAATTCTAGGCGCACTTAATAACCCATACGGCACGATTCAACAGACCTGTTTGTGGTCATTTTTCACGAATAATAACTGGAGAAACATGAAGAGAGTAAAATATCTTAACAACCGAGATCTGTTGGCACAGATACACGCCAGCAAGAACACCTACTGCTCGTACGTGGCGCCCGAGGACGCACAGTACGACTTGATTGTGCCGAACCTCAGCAAGATCAACATCAGGACCATATCCGAGGCACGCAAGGCCAAGGCCAAGAGGCTGACACAGGAGGCGTGGGAGCAGGCCAAGGCCGAGGGCAAGAAGAAGATCAAACTGATGGACTACACAGTGAGTCCTAGGAAGATCGAGAAGACAGACCTGGTGTTCCGTGTGATGACCTTTGACCACGTGCCAATGGACGACACACGTAAGAAGAATCCCAAGCAAATTTCAGATCACCACACCAAGGTCAACTTCCCGCCTTTCCAGCACTACAGGTTGGACAAGAAGGGCAAGCCTGTGTGTGTGGGCAAATCACACTGGGTTGGCGGAATGGACAACGGCTACTTCTCCACAGACCATGGCAAGATGACCAACCAACTGGCACTGATGTACATGAAGTTGTGCGAACGTTATGGAACGAGGGCCAACTGGAGAGGTTACACATACAATGACGAGATGCAGTCACAGGCCTTGATGCAGTTGAGCCAGATAGGATTGCAGTTTGACGAATCCAAGTCAGACAACCCATTCGCCTACTACACCGCGGCAATCACAAACAGTTTCACAAGGATCCTCAACATCGAAAAGAAAAACCAAGCGATCAGGGATGACCTTTTGGAGTTCAACGGCATGATGCCAAGTTTCACGAGACAGAACGAGAACGAGACTACCACCGTAAGTTACAAAAAGAGAATGAAAACCGCACATGGTGAGGTTCGAATCGTGAACAAGACGGGCATAGCAAAATTAAATAAAAAGTTGAAGAAGACAGGCAAAATAGAATCTGACGATTTCCAAGAGGTCAACTACAAGAAGGTAGACATGACCAACCACAAACCGATCGTGAAAAAGAAATGGTAACAGATGGCATTCTTTAAAAAAGTCGCTTGTTTCACTGACATACACTTTGGCCTAAAAGGCAACAGCCGTGTACACAACGACGACTGTGAAGAATTCGTGTACTGGTTCATCGAGCAGGCCAAGGCACACGGGTGTGAGACATGCATATTCCTGGGCGACTGGCACCACCACAGGTCGGCAACCAACGTTTCAACTATGAACTACACTGTGTCAAACATGGAGAGACTGGGCAGAGCATTTGAAAAGGTGTACGTGATAATGGGCAATCATGATCTGTACTACAGAGACAAGAGAGAAATCAATTCAATGGAATACATCAGAAACATACCCAACATACACATAGTGAATGAATGGTTGGTGGAAGATGACGTGGCCATAATTCCATGGGTGGTGGGCGATGAATGGAAAGTGATACAGAAGATGACACAGAAGTATGTGTTCGGACACTTCGAACTGCCGTACTTCAAGATGAACGCAATGGTGGAGATGCCGGACACGGGCACCATACAGGCAGATCACTTCGCTGGCTGTGGTGAGGTTTTCTCAGGACACTTCCACAAGAGGCAATACATGAAGAACGTCACATACATGGGCAACGCCTTCCCACACAACTACGCAGATGCGGGTGACGATGAGCGTGGCATGATGATAATCGAATACGGCGAGAAACCAAAATTCATTAACTGGCCGGACATGCCTAGGTACAGAACAATAAAAATAAGTGAACTACTGCAAGATCCAGACCAACACCTGAAACCAAAGATGTATGTGAGGGTCACACTGGACATCAAGATCAGTTACGAGGAGGCCAACTTCATACGTGAGACCTTCGTGGACAAGTATGAATTGAGAGAACTGCAACTGATACCAGAACAGATCGACCAGGCACAACAGCCAATGGTGGAGGTGCAGAAGTTCGACAGCGTGGACCAGATCGTGATCAAGCAACTGCAAGGCGTTGATTCCGAGGTTTACGACAAAAAAATATTAACAGCGATTTACAACGATCTAGATGTCGAGAATTAGTAAAAAGAAACTGATAAAGGCTTTAAGAGGCGAACTTGAACAAAAAGTGACCCGACAATCATTGCTGGATGAACTGGCAAAACCTGTAACACAGGAAGAATGGCTGAGAGGCTACAACGAATGGAAGAAGAAACAACTTGCTAACGATTAAAGAAATCACAGTTAAGAACTTCATGAGCGTGGGCAACCAGGCACAGGCCATCGACTTCTCCAACAAGAATCTAGTCTTGGTGATAGGAGAGAACATGGACCTGGGAGGCGATGACGCCGGTGCCAGGAACGGTACAGGGAAAACAACAATAATAAATGCATTGAGCTATGTGTTTTATGGCGAGGCACTGACCAACATACGAAGAGACAATCTCGTTAATAAGACCAACGAGAAAGGCATGATGGTAAGTGTCAAGTTTGTGAAGAACAATGTCACATACACAATCGAACGTGGACGTAAGCCACAGATATTCAGATTCTATGCCAACGACATAGAACAGAAAACTGATGCCAACGAAGCACAGGGCGAGAACAGAGAAACACAGGTCGAAATCAACAAACTTTTGGGCATGACCCATGCAATGTTCAAAAACATAGTCGCGCTGAACACATACACACAACCGTTCCTTTCAACGAAACAGGCAGAACAACGTGAAATAATCGAACAACTTTTAGGTATCACACTGCTATCACAGAAAGCAGATTTGCTGAAAGAAAAGCAGAAGGCCACAAAGCAAATGCTGACAGAAGAAAAACTCAGACTTGAGGCAATAAATGCATCAAACGAAAAAATACAGGAATCAATAGAAAGTTTAAAAATCAGATCAACAGCATGGATAAAACAGAAAAAAGAGGACATAGCGAACTTCCAAGACGCGATAGCGGAACTAGAGAAAGTGGACATCAAGGCAGAACTGGATGCACACAAAAAGTTGCAGACACACAACGAGATGCAGACAACACTACGTGGACTGGAGAAAGAGAAAGCGTATCATGAGAACAGCCTGACAAAGGCAGAAGGCAACGTGGAAAAGACAAAAACAGACTTGAAGTTTGCAGAACAACAAAAGTGTCCCACTTGCGAACAGGCACTGCATGACGACAAACACACGCATCTCCAGGAAAAACTGAAACAACAACTCAACGAATCCACGGATTATGCCAACCAACTGAAAGATGATCTTGCAAAGATACAACAGGGCATAGACGAGATCGGCGACCTGGGCCAGGTACCGGACACATACTATGACACACTAGACGAGGCCTATAACCACAAGGGCTCGCTACAAGATCTCAAAAGGCAACTTGACAGGACTGAAAAACAAGAGAACGCATACGCCGAGCAGATAGAAGAACTAGAGAGCAAGGCTATACAGAAAGTGGATTATGAGAAAGCAAACGAACTGGAAGACCTGCACAGGCACCAAGACTTCCTATACAAATTACTGACTGCCAAAGATTCATTCATAAGAACTAGGATCATAGAACAGAACTTGACATATCTAAACCAGAGATTGGCTTTCTTCCTGGGCAAAGTCAAATTGCCACACACAGTCACATTCCAATCTGATCTCAGTGTGCGTATCGAGGAACTAGGCAGAGAATTAGATTTTGACAATCTGAGCAGAGGAGAAAGAAACAGACTGATACTCAGTATGAGTTGGGCGTTCAGAGATGTTTGGGAGAACCTATATCAACAGATCAACTTGCTCTTCATAGATGAGCTCGTAGACGCTGGAATGGACATCTCGGGGGTTGAAAGTTCCATGGCAGTGTTGAAGGACATGAGTAGAACGCAGAAAAAAAACATATTCCTGATTTCGCACAAAGACGAACTGGTAAGCAGGGTCAACTCTGTACTGAAAGTTGTCAAAGAGAACGGATTCACGAACTACGCCAACGACGTTGACATTATCGTCTAGCACTGATTCAAGATACCTGCAACACCAACCGATTTTCCATTTTTCTTCGCCACGTGTATGAAATTGGTTTTTTCTAGGGCAAGTTTATCACAGATCACGTTGTAGTTTTGTTCGTGTCTGTCCCATGCATGGTCCACTGAGATGTTGTCCAGGATAAAGTTCGCACAATTCGTTGTGTTCTTGTTTATCCACCCGTTGGCGTTTCTCACAGTGATACTGTCAATTGTCTTTTGTTTAGAAAATCTAATGCCAAACTTGTTCCATTGAAATCCTGTTTTGGTGATACTGAACGCAACTGTTTTGATGTTTGGATGGCCGACGTCCAAAGACATGTCTTTGGTTGCTGTGAACCATGCGGCATCTAGATGAATGCTTATGTTCTTGCTTTCACATTCGTCCAGAAACTCTTTCCAGTCCGGTCTTGAGTTGCCAAAATGCCAATTGGGCAGTGAAACAATGATTGGCACATTGGACTGTAAATCCCCTACCTTGCTTTCCTGTTGTCCAAAAAGCCTGTAATATGAATAGTCTTTTTCTAATATTTGATAAGTTTTTTCCTTCATCAAGAAACTGTTGATGTAGTCTGTGCAACCGTAGATTATATCTAATTTTTTAAAGTGGTCAATGCCATCCACTTTATTTCGTCTGCTAGACAAAAACCATTCACCTGCCTTCTGTGTCAGAGCGTTGATGTCTGTGTCATCTTTAGGTTGTGTGTGCAACCAGTCATATCTCACTTGCTGTACCTTGCTGTCAGCGATGTGATGGAGTTTTTGCGTCAACAGGTCTTCACGAATATCTAACATACAAACTCTTTCTGCCATCATGTTGCAGTTCGGGTACACCGTGCCAACTGTTTTCATTGTTCAAAAGGGCATAGCCAAAATTCCTCCTGAAAGGAAATGTGTGGACCTCCTTCTTGTCTTTGCTGTAGAGACAAGTACCTTGGTTGTCGTCACTCAAGTACACTTGTAGGTGTAACCTAATTGATGCATCATCTCTGTGTGGGTAATTGTAGTATCCTTTGCCATCTATCCAATAGTCAACAGAATTGAATGTCAATGGCACGCCGAACTTGCCTGCCAAGGACTCTGTGATTTTTTGATTCATGAAGAACACTTTTATCTTTCTCATTTCTGTGCTTTGCTGTCCCAACACAACACGGTTAAGGTGTTCCTGCATTGGCAGTTTCTGATAATCCTGTTGTTTACCAACTTGCAAATCATATTCTGATCCGAAGAAATTTTGGTATTCTTGGAAAAAAGCGCCATTTAAATTTACCAAAGGTGAATTTTCTATTGACGAAACCACTTCTTGTGTGCTTAAATTAAACATATGTTAATTAATTATATCGTACGATTATAAAGGAAGGAAAAAACATATGTCACAGACACATGAACAGATCATGACAGAGATACAAACTTACTCAGAGGAGAATGGTAAATTTGTAGACAAGGGCGTGAAGGCTTCTGCAACAAGAGCCAGAAAAGCACTTGCTAATCTTTCGAAACTGATCAAAGCAAGAAGAAAAGAGATTCAGGAAGTCAAGAACGCGGCAAAAACTGCGTAACGATTTTTGGATTTGCAAAACCAATAAACCCTCGGCTTGTCGCAAGTCGGGGGTTTTTTACATGTAGGTTTCTAATTGCCCTTCGCGATATAGGTCCTGGGTCACACAGTGGATGCCGTTGTCCCAAAACTCTTTGTGTCGAAAATCACACACTATAGGATTGACCTTGTGCCTTTCCAGGAATCTCATTAGTCCTGTGTCCATGCTGGTAGAGATACAGTTCGAATCATTGACCGACAGTATGTTCACATCATAGTTGCTCTCCTCGTGGTCGCCTCCCCATTCGTGCTTTAACGGCGTCACCTTGTTCTGTTGGCGAGCGTAATACACTTCCCAGCCTTTGTAAATTTCCTCCATGCTCCTAAAGTCCTCTGACGCCACTATGACACCTGGTTTGATTATGCTGTACACGCCGTCCATGTGCCAGCCTTTCCTCGTGATGCTGACCCTTATTCCCTGGTCTGACAACCATTGGATTATTTCCTTCTCGACATCCTGTTTCACAAACCTACTCACGTCCCAATGCACGTGGTCCCCACAACGCACCATGTTTCCGGTAGATACATCATTGTCCAAATACCATTTGATGTTTTTCCTGTCTATTGAGGACAGTATGTCCTTGTATCCCGGAATGACCTTTCCAACCAGTATCTTGTCACCAATCACAGCAAAGTAGTCTCTCGGAGATATCGGTGGTCTATCACTGCCCTCCACCACTAGTGGCCTGTGGCACACCACTCCAAAACCTTCCAGCAGTTTTATAAGACCCTGTAGGTCCTCCTCGGTTTCGTGCATGATGTCCTCTAGCCTGGGGTCATGGACGCCTGCCACATGTGGTCTACCCACGATGCAGTGCTTCAATTCATGGAATGTGGCGTGTCCCTTTATCGGTATCATTTCTTGATGATGCCCTTACCGTGTACCCTCACACGTATGTGACCGTTGTAGTATTTGTCACTCTCCAGCACTTTCCTGGCGAACTGCTCCCTGGCCTCCACGTAACTTAATTCTGCTTTGGACTTGCAGTAAAACAGTATCTCCCTGTCAAACTTGTCTTTTCCAATTTTCTGTATGTCTGCTGTGAGTTCGTCACTGCTTCCGTAGTAATCCCGCCAGTCCGAATCCACCTTGTACCTGCGCTTGTTCTTCCTGCCCTTCAGTGGTGGCCTGGATCTTTTGAACCTGGCCAACTTCTTGCCTATGTACATCCTGCCGTTGGTTGTGTTGGTAATTTGGTAAACGAAACCCACCACGTCTTCTGGTAAGTCATCCACTGTTTTTTGCTCGTAAATCCACATTGCCAATATTTAAAGTCAAAAAGATTGACCTTACAATTTAAAGAGTATAAACAAGTGCGATAGGCACACAAACACAATTCTTACAAATTCACACAGGCAAACATAGCATCCATGAAGTGAGCACGGAAATGCGGCAGTAATGCGACAGGTGAATCCGTTGATGCAAAAGGCAAAAATGATGGGGCTCTGAGAAACAGCAACCCCAGGTCTGCTATGGATTATCTTACAAAGACATGGCGGGCTCGCGTTGGATGAATAAGCGAATGGGTACAGCACAACCGCCCAGTTACGACAGCATTGTATGATGACTGCGAACTCACCACAGGGTTCAAGTCAGTTCGGCTAGAAATAGCCGAATTGTGACTGCTCATCTACCACAGGCGACGCATAAATGCGTCATTAAGTTTTACAACTGCGTAAGTTAAAAAAACAAACGAGCGTAAGCGAAGTTTCAGATGGCGCAAGCCGGCTGTTGAATCGCCATTAAGTATTGCAACAATGCAGATGATGTTCGACCACACCTTCGGAAAACAGGAACAGCAGGACCTAGTCGTGGCCAAACCCATGTGCATATTCGAGCGTGAGGAGGAGCAGGGCGCGATAGAACACGGGTGGCTGGCCCTGGACGA